GCTGGAAGAATATATTCGTACACTGCAATACCGCTATCAACAGTGATATTCAATGCACCTGCATCTGCAATACGCATAGTAATATCGCCAGACAAATTCAAAATACTCTGAACAGCAGTAACTGGCCAAGACCATGTTGATTTTAATTTTCCATCGATTCCTGCCTGGAATACAAAATTACCAGCATGTGTAGTCGCATCTCCAAAACTAAAAATTAAATTATTGTCTTTGGTAGTTACTTGGAATGTTGGTTCTTCACTGTGCGAAGCTGATTGAAATTTAAAACGTTGTACACTAGCCATAGCTGGCTTAAATTCAATATCCCAACTAGTGCCTTTAAACTTAACAGTTTTAAGTTTTTCGTTAATAATATCTTGATTCATAAAACGATAATCGTTTTCAAAATCACCAGCACCATTTTGAAAGTGTAATCCTGTTGGAATTTCTTCACCGTTGCGTTGTTGTTTTACAACATCAATTGTGAAATTTTCTTTGTACTCTGGGCATTTCAACAGAATGTCTAACTTGTTTAAGTTAGGCATACCAAACGTGCCTTCAAGTGAGTCTACAGTTTCTTTAGTTTTAGCGTTAAGAATAACACTACGATCTTCTGCCATTGATTCAATTACCGCTCCTTTTTCATTAGCTGTAATTTTTACAATTGGTAAAAATCCTAAACTGTGTGTATGTGCTACTAGGTCTTGTAAAAAGTCTTTCATAATATTCTCCATGTTTTTATTATATAGGTTCTGCGTGACTATGTCAATGTTTTTCTAATTTTCTTATTATATTTTATTGCCGATTCTACAAGTGTATGTGAAATCTGCAAACTATCTGCATAGTGTACAAATGCATTTGTATCTTTAGGGAAACATGCTCCACCAAAACCACGACTACCGTCTGGACCGGGAACTTGCATATGACTGTTACCTATGCGTTCGTCTAATTGTAATAATTCAACAATCTTGTTATAGTCTGCGCCATTCATTTGGCACATGTCATATAACTGATTGAAGAACGCTACTTTGACACTTAGGAAACAATTGGTAGCATATTTGACCATACTTGCTTCTGTTAGTGTACAATGCTCGATCTTATTTAGGTTTTTAAGCGAGACAATGAATAATTCTCTCCAAATATTTCCGGGATTACTTCCGCCTAAAATCATATACTCCTGATTAGCAAAATCTTCGTTGGCACTAACCGCACGTAAAAATTCTGGGCTATAGGCAATACTATGATTGGGGTAGTTTACAAGTAATCTTTCTAGATAGTTTGGCGGCACTGTTGATTTAAGTAATACCGGTATATGCACAGGAACAGTATCCATTACTTGATATATTTGATTTACATCGCAATCCCCTGTTTCAGTGCTCGGTGTTCCTACACAAATAATTACTCCTTCAGCATCCGGATAATCTTTTACTGTTTGTTCGCTTATCTTTGGATCAACAATATATACTATGTTATTTTTATCTATGGCATTAGCAACAGCCTTGCCTACAAATCCATATCCTGCAATTATAATTTTCATATTAAAACTCAAATAAACTGTTAAATGTATTTTTTTCTTCTGTACTATTGATGTCCCAATTTAATACACCAATTAAGTTATCTAACTTATTATCGATAATAGTTTGTTCCATCTCAGCGTGATCAAATGCTAAGTCTTTGAACCACTGTGGTAACCTCAGTTCATCCACTGGATATGCAACTGATGTAAAACCTAACGGATTAGGTTTGAGTTTACAAACAATAACTTTTGCACCGTCTGTAATACCCATAGAATATTTGTCGTTATACATTCGTTTAAGAGTATTCCAATTGATACTAGCACGAACGTGACCGGGCATATTAGCTTTACCTGCTTTGGCTTCTTTAGCTTGATAGTCGGTGATATTGTTAGCACGTTTAGGTGAACCTTTTTCCCAACCAGGTCTCCCTTTGAATTTAATTCTAAATTCACTAATCATATCTAACACTTCTTTTTCACCTTTGCCTAGTAATACCATTTCAAGAACATCACTTAAAAAGTTTTGAATAAATTCTGGAGTATCACTACGCTTAAGATCTAAGCCCATGGCCTTAATTTTACCAGGTTTACCATCCACATCTGTACGTTTGCCTTCTTTATCATAATAAAGCACTGCATAGCGTTTCTTGGTAATAAACAATGCTTTACTTCCTACAATTTCTCTGCCTGCTCGTATAACTTCTCCTCGAGTTTTTGGACAATGAAATTGATCTAGCATAAATTGTGGGAATGTAGTATTAACTTCTTCACCAATTTGGTCGTATAAAGCAACAACTGTTTCTTTTGTCCATGGAATCTTCCCAGCATCGATGTCTTTTTGAAGTGTTTTATATGCACTAAAATAGCACGAGTCAGTGTCTCCGTAGATGACAGCTTTGCCTTTGTGATCATACTCACCGGCAATGATTTCATTTACTTTACTTGCCATATGTCGGACGATCTGGCGTCCTGTAAGTGTAGTTGATTGTCCAATACGTTTATCGAAGAATCTGCACCCGCTATTAAGAATAGCACCATACAAACTGTTAAGATTAATCTTTTTAACAAGTTGTCGTTTGTCCCAATATTCTTCTTCAACTTTGTTTCCAGCTTTAATTGCATCTTTTAATTTGGCCTGCATTTCCTTACGTTCTGCATACCAACGCTTTAACAGCCCAGGAATAATACCTTCTTTTTCATAAGTGAAAATAGTACCGTTTGCTGAAAGCATCCAAGGCTGATTGCTTTCGTAAATAAGTCTATAAACTTCTGCAGCACTTAAGATATCAGTTTCGCCATTTTCCCAATCGATAGTTATATCAGTTCCAATCTCTTGATTCATTACAGCTTCATATTCTAAACTACCAAAGACACCTTCCCAAGATGCTGCAAAACTCTTGCCTTTCGCCATTTGTAATTCGATAAATTCTTCTGTTTTTGTTTGTCGTAATTGTCCAATAATAGTCTCTGGACCCATATTTAATGCACGAATAGCTGACGGATACAGACTGTTAATATCTAAAGATCCAACCCAGTCTACAATGCCTTCTTTAGGAACTGCCACATACGCACCAGCCGCAGCCGTATTTTCTTCTCGGTCGTCTTTCTTAATACGATTAGGAACTTGAAAACCTCTGCGGTGTGCTTCGTTAATAATAGCTTGTTCAGTGACGGCCACAGCGCCCATTGTAGTTTGCAACAATACTGTATTTTCATGTGCTAGTGTGTTAGCAAGATCCATGAACTTTAATTTTTTATCTAAATCGTCAAGAAGTTTACAGTCATTAATATTATATTCAACAAATGTTTTAAAATCATTATTGTATAGTTGATCAAGTGTACCTTCGTATTGTGTTTTACGTTGACCCAATTCATATTCTGCAATAGCATCTAGTCTATAACTATGTCGTTCTTCGTATGTATACTTGCGATATAATTCGAGATAATCTAAATGTACACGACCGACATAATCGTAAGTTGTACTAGTACGACCGTATTTTTCGTATTCGCGTTTTTTAGGTAATTGATCAAATAAACAAAATCGTCTAGTATCTTCTTTACTCAATGCCTTGATGACACGATTAGTAGTATAAGGCACGTCAAATCCTTCGCTATTCCAACCACTAATAACATCAGCATCTTGTATAAGATCTAAGAACATGCTTAATAAATCTGCTTCGTTATCGAACAAATAAGTATTGGGAAAGTCCTTAACCATTTCCTTAGCTTCTTCCATCTTAAGACCTTTAGGCGGAATAGCTAAACATACCATAGTTTCCAACCATTGTAAGTAGACAGCAATCGCAGTGATTGGCATAAATGCATCGTCTGGACTAGCATAGCCACGCTCCGGATCAAAGTCTACCTCAATATCAAAGAACGCTGTGTGTAATTTAGGAGGATCTTGGTTAAGATAATGTTCGCTTAGTGTTACAAAGATTGGATTAATATCAGACTCATATAAAGTCTTGCCGCTATTAATGGCTTGTTCTTTGCGTAGTTCTTTTGTATTTTTACAAACAATACGTGTAAGTGTATCACCGTAGATTGATTGAAATTTGCCCTTAGGGTCTTTGACGTAAAATGTGTGCTTGACAGGAATGTCTCGAAATTCACGTTCACCTTTTTTGTTACGTTCAACAACTCGAATGATATCATTCTCGCGGTCAAACCATGCGTCTACATACGACATAAATTTTCTTCTCCATGCAATTTGAGGCTTGCAAACACCTTCATGCGGTTTATGGCCCGCCGACCTTTCCTAGTATACTTAGTTAGATACGTTTTGTAATATCTAAAATAGCTTCAATTTCTTCCCAATCTGCATTATAAGCCTGCCAATCGCCTTTATGTGCAATTTTAATTGCACGATTGATAACACTTGGTTTTACTTGTAATTCTTCTGCTACAGCCTTAACTGTTTCTTTTAAACCTTCTTGTAAATCTTCAACTTCACGCAGAACAGTTGAACCTTCTGCAATCAAACGTTCTAATTTTGCCTTTTCTTCGGGACCATAACTACGACCTGACATATTATCTCCTTAACTATATTGCCTATTATATACTAATTATCTTGTAAACACAACCTTTAGAGGTGAAAATGGCAGAAATTAATCTGCCATTTTACTTGATTAACCTCGAGCAATCTTTAACCAACGAGCTAGTTCATCATGGTATGATTCTTTAACACCGTTTGTATTTGGCATAGATGTACCATCTTTTCCAATAGTTGTTCCACTAGGTATCAATTTACTACCAAATAAATCTTTACCATCTGGGCCTGTAACTGGTGATGGAGATGTTTTAAATTTACCAGAATTATCTGTAGTAGTTCCTGCAGGGCTTGATGCTGTTCCAGATTTGTCAGCAGCCTTTTTCTCTCCAGCAACTGAAGTTGCAGCTGCTTCAGCTGCTTTCTTTTTATCAGCATCTGACACTGGACCTGCTGCGGTTCCTGGACCACTAGGAATAGTAGTTGCAGCGTTACCGCCTTTGTTTGGATCTAGATTAGAACTGTTAGAATGATCAACTTTGGCGATAACTTGATCACCGTGCGCTACAGCTTTGGTCCAGGCTGGATCTACATCTTTAGGATCGTGTGCTTTTTCTAATGCACGAATCTTGTCAATGATTGCTTGCTGTTCTGGAGTTACTTTACTAGCCGATGCATCTGGAGTAGTTGTAGGAGTATCTCCTGTTGTTGTACCAGTATCAGCAGATCCTATTCCACTATTATCACCGCCACCACCTGTTGTTGTAGGTTCTGGAGTATCATCTCCGCTTAATGCTGCCGCACCACCGATACCTAGTGCTGTAGCACCTAACCCAGCTTTAATTGGATTCTTAGCAATTGCAGCTCCGGTCTTAAGCCCAGCTTTTTCAGCACTAGATAATGCTTTGCCTCCGGATCCGCCCATCTTAGCTAGTCGTTCTGCAGCTGCTGGACTTGCACCACCCTTAACAGTAGATCCTATAAATTTACCAGCACCTTTAACAGCATCTTTACCCATGTTCCACAATGCACTTCCTAGTCCTTCTACAATTTCAACTTCGCCTTTTTCATAAGCATCGTTAATAACTGATATAGTAGTTAAGTCTGTTACTTGTTCACCGATACCATTATACATATAATAGTATTCGTCTAGATAATATCTTTGTTCTAGTGTTTCTCTAATTGCAGCTTTAGTTTCAATTAATTGTAAACGTTCTTGTAAACTACGAATACCTTCGGCAACTGTTTGCTGGGATTCTTTGATTCCAGCTTTGCCATATGTTGCTGGGCCTGGTAATCCGTCCGGAGTAAGACCTTGCGATTGTTGCCATGCTACTAATTTTTGTTTTGTTTCTGGACCCATCATACCATCTGGTTTTGCACCAATTATTTTTTGTAATTGCATTAGTTTTGCATCACCGCCAGTTGTTCCTGTCGGAGATGCAGCATCTCCAAATTTACCAGCTTTATAATCACGTGCTAGATTAGCAGCATCTAACCCCATTGATACTGCACCACCTACTCCAGGCACTAGACTTAATGCGGCACTAACACCTGCAATTCCTGCGCCAGTCCAATCACCTTCTTGGGCACGTTTGATAGCATCTACAGTACCAACAACTAATCCAACACCTGGAATTAATTTGCTTAACATTTTACCACCAGCTTTTGCACCTGCCTTAGCAGCCACTTGTGCAGCCGCTTCTTCAGCACTCTTTGCAATAGGAACGCCAGCTTTTTGTAAACCAGCGGCAATCTTTGGTGCTTCGGCAGCTGCTGCTGGCGCTGTTTTTGCTATATCTGCAACTCCGGTAGATGCAGCTTTCATCTCAGGTGCTGCATACTTTACATTACTCACATTACCTTGCATTTGTCCGCCACTAAAATTAGGAGCGGCTTTTGGAACTTCTGCTTTCGGAACTTCTGCAGCAGGTAATTCTGGTGCTTTATATGAAGCACGGCCAGCTTCAACATTTGCGCCAGCTGAACCTCTAGCGGTCAACGGCTTATCCAATGGATCAGCAACATTATATTTTGTTCGCATAAATCCAGGAAGATTTGGATTATCTGCGAGTTCATCTAACTGATAGCCAAAACTTTCAACAAGGCTTTGTGCAATACCTGAATTAAATTCTGTACCTTCTCTGTATAGTTGATGATACAAATCAGTTCCTCCACCGGCTAAACCAGTAACAGCAGCACCCGGTAACCCTCCTACTACAGCACCAGGGATTGCGCTAGCACCTGTTGCCAGTGCAAGTTCTTTCCAATTAAGTGATTTATTTTTAGGTTTAGGAGTTGGTCCAGGAGTTGGTCCAGGAGTTGGTCCAGGAGTTGGCATTGGCGCAATATCGCCTTTTATTGTTGCTTCTAGTTGTGCAATTAGTTCTTCTAATTTTTTAGCATCATCATTTGCAACAGGAGTTGGTCCAGG